TTCATCAAGATACATATCAACTATTTTTATTAAATGGTTTATTAATTCTTTTGGCATTTATTCTCCTTAAAGTTTATCCCTGCCATAGTCTTTGTGTCAGAAAGATAATATCTAGAATTTCCAACAGCCCACATTCAATGGGAAATATAACCCAAAAACTGTTATGATTCTATCTACTATGACAGGGAATTTCAATCTTAAGGCTGGACATGCTGGGATGTTCATGCATGCTATGTAAGAGGAGCTACCTCTCCTTCCCACTCAGCCTTTTTGTACAAATTATTGAGACTACATTCGTCAAGCCTGGCATCTGATGAGATTTCTCTGCCTTTTTATCTTGATTCTTAAGTAGTTATAATGAGGTCTCACATATTCCTTTGCCTCCGTCAAGGTCTTACAGGACCAGTTATTGACTCTGATAATAACATTTATCACTTCTCGCCACCCAAAGAGGTAGTCTCAAATAGTATGTACCCAGGTCTCGGCTTTGTTGTTAGTGCATATCTTAAGACACTCCGATATCTCTTAATATACCAACTTGGCTACTGGGTACTTTAGTAGCAGAGGCAAGAATCGAACTTGCTATTTCTAGGTTATGAGCCTAGCGACTTACCATTTGTCCTCTCTGCATTAATTTTTGGGACACAGGTAGAAAGAGAGAATACCTATGTCCCATCTTATAGCCATCCACACACTCTGCTTTAAGCTATTTAATTTCTATCAGGTTTTCTTCTAAAGTCTATTTCTTTGGTTATTATATAGTCTGCAAAATAGTCAAGTTCATCCTGACTAAATAGTTCTAGGTGGGATTTTATAAACTCTATTAATGTTTCTCTTTCACTTAATTGTGGCATTATACCTCTCTTGCATGGTATTGCCTGAAAGTAATACCTCCAGGCATATATGCTGTAGTATGATATTTAGTTGTCTTTATTCTATTGATAAAGCCTAATTTACTACAAGTTGATAAAAATCCACATAATATTCTTGAAAATACTGACTCTTTCTTCTTAGTCATTTTGTTCTCCTTCATTGTTATTTCTTCTTTTAGTATAGCAAGTAGAACATAGTTCATCTCTATATGAATCTATTAATGTTGCATTTTGCTCTTCACAATCTACACAGCTACCTCTGTCCATAATGCTTGGCCATTTCTTCTATATCTATTTCAAACTGTAAGATAGTTTCTTCAGCTGTATTTATTTGTTCTTGCAATTTAATTAAACATCCTGTCAATGTATCTTGATATATATCTTTTATATCAGATGTATGTTCATTTAATAGATTTCTTGCTAGTTTCATTACTTTTACTGTTTCAATGAGATATAATTCATATTCTACATCATTCATTGTAGGCATTACATCCCACATCTCATTGTTATCTTTATTGTATTCAAAGACTTTACCCATAGTCTCCTCCTTCTTCTTAATAAAACCAAAAAACAATTATCTATTGTATTTAGTATTATAGTCTTTTATTATATTGTAAAGATAGGATGGATTTATATCATCTGTTATACAGTCAAGTATCTTCTCAGCAGCAATTATTCTGCTTATATACCCTCCTGTTGTCATTGATCTCATCTCTATCGTCTTTGTTTCAACATATTTACTACAGTCCTCACACCAGACAGCTGCATCTTCATAGTTCATTATTTCATCTGTATTTATATTGCAGATAGCTTTTTGTGTAAGTTCTGCACCATCACATTCTTCACATAGAAACTGCATCTTTACTCCCTTCATCTCTTACAATGAGGCCATAGTTTAGTATTCTAATAGCATCATCATCTAATTTAATATGTTTAACAAATTTACCATCTTTATACTTGGTCATCATCTTAACTTTAATATGATTTCCATATTTATCTGGTACAAGACTTGCTTGCTTTATTTTATAAGTAATCATTTACTTTTCTCCCTCTTCTTGTTATTGTATTGACAATCACTGCAATTAGAATATATAGTCTGAGGATTGCCAGCATCAGCTATCTTTCTTTTACACCATCTACATAATAACATTGTTTTTTCTCCAAATTGTGAATGTTGCTATTATTAAGGCTATTGCTAGCCATATCACTACTATTTTACTTACTCCTACAAACATATCTATTATTGTAGCTATGAAGTAGATCTTATCATAAGTATCCATACTAGTCCTCTTTCATTATTTTATCCTTATAGGCTTGTATCTTCTCATGTTTATCATCTGGTATATGCTCTATTTCAGCAGCATTAAGCACATTAGCTATATCCTGAATGTTCCCATAAGTATGTTTGATGTGTGTTAATATGTCGTGAAGGAGCTCTTTCAGCCCCTTCACCTCTTTGTTAAGTTCTTTAACCTTTTGAATGGTTTGTTCAAGGGTTATTGGGTTAGTTTGTTGGGTCATGGTATTCCTTTATAGTTGTTATTACAAAAGCAAATGCTACAACTACAAGTAAGACCAATGGTTTCCAATTACCACCTTTAAAGAATGTATTCAAAGTCATAGCTACTGACCCCATTAAGACTAAGCTTGAACAGACCATACCTACCATCAATTCTCCAGGATTATACTCTATTAGTTCTTCCTCAGCTTTATAGTCTTTTTGTTCAAAGCCTGTTGATACAGGGCTATCTTCCACTTTATCTACATAAGGTTGTGGATTCTTCTTTATACCTGTTGGTGTATAGATTCTTGACCCTCTACTAAAGTAATCTTTATTTTCTTTCTTCAAAGCTCTCTCCTCTCTTTAGTTATAAACTTATCTGTTTCTTTCATTAATTGTAATTGCTCATGAGGCATTCCTTCCAATGTCTCATTGACCAGTGCCATCCACCTCATAAGTAGTATTTCTCCATGCAGTACCCTGTCACTAAGATACTGCATGTTTTCAATCATTTCTTCTCTATTCATTGCTATTCTTTCTACTTATTGAGAAGAATATAGCATATAGCTGTTTCTTACTCATTTTATTAAACCTGCTTGTGCCTTCTTTGAAGTGAGCAGAAGCCCAGTTTACTAGTTCATATTTATGTCTGTAAGGACAAGTATCAATATACATTTAAATCCTCCTCTTCTTATATGTTTATTATTTCTTCTATTTTATCTGCATCAAATAAGCTGTAATCTCCGCAGTTCATACAGCAACTAATCATCATAACTGCTTTAATATCTTTATTATCTTCTTTTAATACAAAGCCAGCTTGACCATTGCTAATAGGTTGTTCTCCATCAGCATACCACCAATTATAGCTTTTGTATTCTTCTTCTGTTAGTATAATGAATTTAGTCTCCTTATTTTATACCCACAAGACAAAAAAATAGGGCACAGAGTTCCAATGTGTTACACATCAGCTCTATGCCCTTATTTGTAGTTAATCATAGCAGGATTTAACTATTACCTGCAAGATGCACCTCTTGTTCATACTCTATCTTCTTGTTGGATTAGTAGTCCTACCCCTAATATCGTCTCCATTGATACATTAGGGTAAAGCTATCATAGCTAATTAAGAATACATACACAGCCAAGAGAATAAGCTGTTAAGTATGTCTAATAGAGGGTTAAGATTAGTCTCGTTAGTTTTTACATCTACCAATACAGTTGATTAATCTTCTATCCACCATTTGGTTTCAAGCGACCACTATGTCTTGTCTTGTGCCTGCAAGCTATCTATGCCCTTGACTTTGCACAGGCTTTATGACTACAATAACATCAGTAGCGAACATCTGTTATTGCTGTTTTACTACAAATTTTAATTATTATAAAATATAGAAGGAGGTAAGGGGGATTGTTAGTCCCCCTATTCAGTTGGAATGGTTAAGGTTAGAATGATGCTGATTCAGATTGAGTTTCATCGACTTGGGCTGATGGTGCTGACAATGTTGAGTATTGTTCATCAGTTACTACATCTCCATTGATGATGCCCCAAGCTTTTTGAGGAAGCATTTCAGGGTTAACATCATCTTCATTGATGAACCAAAAATGTTTCTTCTCGCCTGCTGAGTTGCTCCCTTGTTGGTATCTTGCTTTCATACCAAGTATAGATACTACATTAGATACAATATTAGAATAGAAATAACCTGCTGATTCAGTATTCTGCAAGTATACTCTTACTGCTTTAGGTTTGCTTGTTGACATAGAAATATGTCCTTTCTTCTTATGATTAGCTTAAATGAATGGTCTATTAATGCTAATCTTGATTAATAAACCAAAAAACAAATTTGTTGAGGTAACATAGAAAGGCGATTTTACACTTTAGCACTTTACATAGTTCAATTTTGTATCCCTATAACCAATGTCTTGGTAGCCTCATCAGGCGTGAGTGGTTCAAGCCCCTAAACATTTAGATGTCTTACTTTCTTTTTGTTTTTTAACTATGTTACCTCAATATTTAAATCTGTTGTAAGAATATGGTGTTGGTAGGATGCTCTCATCAGATTGCGAGGTTTCCCTACTTGCAACACCATAGATTCTTACAGCTGTAAATGTTTGTAGTGACAAGTCTCAAATTGTGCATTAAATGAGTTCAGTTGTCTTTAGAGGCTAATCAAAACCAACTACAAATAAAGGCTCGTTCAACAATGAACAACAGCCAAAAAACACTTTTAAATCAATGAAACAAGTTTGAACATACAACTACCAACAATATAGATAAGACACCAAGATAAAAGATGTAATAATATCATTAAATACATACCAAAGATGTATTCAGGTTGTAACATTTTTTTTAACATAATAACTCCTATTTAGTTGTGAAAGTTGACAATGAGGTGCATAATAGCCTACAGCCTTGTGTATCTTAACTGCACCTCAAAGGGATGACTAAATTCCATTCTTTTCCAACAGTTGTCAACTGTATTCTGTTAAATTTAAAGAGGAAAGGATGTTGCGACTAACAAGCCACAACACCCAAAGAACAACATAGATTAAGCATTTCTTTTCTTGTCTTGCTTAACCCATTCATCATAAGACTTGTCAAAGCAATCATCACACCAAGTGTCTGTAATAGAGTCTTTAAAGTCTTTTTCATTAGTTGTAAAACAATCTTTACAATACACGCCTAAACATATTCCTATATCATATTCAATATGAGTAAGCTCATCTTTGTTTAAGATAGTATCAAGTAGAGTGCTTACAAGCTCTTTGATGTTGACAAAGTTTTGTTTTGAGATAGATGATGTAGGATGTTCAAGGTGTGAGTCAAGTATTGTTTCAATAGTAAGTTGGTAAAACATAGTAACCTCCATAATAGTTAAAAGAAAAGAGTGCTGTAATAATAAGTCACAACACTCAAAGAACAACACTAAATACATCTCTTTGCAGGATGGATATTCAGTTGTCTATGACACCAATTGATGTCGTAGTTAAGAGCTCTTATGCCCTCTCTACTTGTCAATGTATATGTACCAACATTCTTGCCATTAAGAGACAAGTTAACTCTTGGTGTACCCTCAAATGTAAAGTATTTAATCTTCATTGTAATCTCCTATAAGTTGTTGTATAAGTCCTATATCTACAGGTGTTGTGTGTAGTATAGGTGCTAATGTAAACAAGTAAACAACACCAAAGAACTAAACAAACACCAAGAGACACAACAAAGATGTATCGGATGATGCAACTAATGGCTCATCTGCACCAGGCTGTGCTACATTGAGGTCAACAACCAATAGCACAGGGGTATGGTGCGAAGAGTCATTGGGTGGGCTGATGTGCTGTTCAAGCCGAGCCCCAGCTGCAGTCGCAGACTGCCTGTGGGCGAGACAATGCTGTTGCTGTTGTGAAACTGATTTGACTCAGCTGAAATCCAATTCAAGTCAATTCAGATGAGGAAAAGCTGTTTCATTGGGGGGTAGTGATGTAAATAGAGTGACCATTAAAATGCCCCAATTTTTTGAAAGTTGGCCTAGGATTGCTTAACCAAGTTAGTTTCATTTCCAAGTTAAAGCTGTTTTCTGTCAGAAACATAAGCCTTGATTCATATAGGTAACACTATGTAATATTGTGTGTGATAAATTTAATTAATAATTTTTTATTTGTTACATCAGTTGTAACAACTAGTATATACAAAGGTGCCTAGGGGCACCAGTTAAGATGAGAAGTTATACTATATCTAAAGTTGATCATGTTGTATATGATGATGTAACAGAGTTGCCAGATGGTTTCAACTATAGTAGTAACTGGAGAGAGGCTGATATTGGTGACTGGGTTCAGGCTGATGATGGAAGCATTGTTCAGATACTTAGGTCTGGTATAATGAGAAAGAGAAGAGGGAAGGTAAGGGAAGTAAAGTACTTAGGTACTTGTACTGGTACTTTCTCTACTGCTAAGTCCACAAAGTTCCACACTGATCCATTTGATAATATATATTCATTTTCTGGTAAGAAGTACCAGCAAGGCTCTTTAAAAGATAGAAAAGACCCAACGACCAATGAAGTATTGTTTGCTCAATATGTTTCAAAAGGAGTAAGTCCAGAAGAGGCATATTTAAAGGTATATAAGACCAAGAATAGAAAGCATGCTTATACATCTGCTGGTATACTAGTTAAAACAGAGAGGATAAAAAAGTTAATGAGAGAAGATTTAAAGCCTGTATTAAAAGAATTAGGTATAGATATGGAGTTAGTTTTAGCAGGTATTAGAGATATAGCCACTACTGCTGAAAAGGACTCAGATAGACTAAAAGCTTTAATAGAGCTTGAAACTTATTTAGAGATAAAAGAAACAACTAAAGTACAAGAGGTTACTGGAGCATTGTTTCAAGGATTCCAGCCTGCCCAATTAGAGGCTGCTCACCCAAAAGAATTGAAGGAGAAATAACATGCCATTAGTAGGAAATAAACATTTTGCATATACCCCAGAGGGAATGAAGAAAGCATTAGCTCATGCTGAGAAGACTGGGCAGAAAGTTAAAGTAGATAAAAAGGGTATTGGGGGTATGGTTAAAAAGTATTCTCAAGGTGGTATGCTTAAAGGCCCTAGTCACAAAAAAGGTGGAATACCAGCTGTAGTAAAGGGTAGTGGTCAGCCTATTGAGATGGAAGGTGGAGAGTATGTTATAAAAAAGGATTCTGCTCAGAAGCTTGGACCTGATATTTTAAATTACATTAATAAGACTGGTTCTGTTCCAAAGATGCAGGAAGGTGGACCAGTCAATCCTTATTTAAAAGATTTTAGAGCTGCTGAAAAAACTATGTTTAGCACTCTTGATGAATTATCACAACAAGATGAAGAGTTGGAAAGAAACAAGCATAGCAAGCAGGGTTCTGGATTTGGTGGTTTTGGACAATCAGGTGAAAGTAAATATAGGATGCATATGTTAAAAAAGCAGGGGGCTTTAAAATTTAGAGATAGAGAAGCTAAAAAGCTTAGAGAGAGAGCTAAAGCCAGAGGAGGTGTTGCTGAGTTTGAAGGTTCTAAAGGATTAGCAGCAAGAGGTGCATTAAGAGCTAGGGGAGATCAAAAAGCTGCTTACAGAATAATTAAAGAAGAATCTCAAGCTAGGAAAGATGCTTATGATAAAAGGCAAGATGAGGCATGGGCAGCTAAAAGAGCTGCATGGTCTAACGATCCAAGAAATAAATTTAAACACTCTTGGGAAAATCCATATAAAGGAAAAAGGACTAGAAGTATGTTTTCAGTTATAAATGCCCCAAGGGTTTATAAGCATGGTGGTTCTGTTAATGATATAAAAGATAGTATATTTTCATTGCTTAAAAAGACGAGGAAATAATGTTAGGGAAAAAGAAAAAACCAACTTTAAATGATAGGATGACAGATATGGAGTCTTACCTTGATAAGGTGAGTGATACTTTGGAGGATATCATCAAAAGACTTGAATGCATTGAAATGGAAATAGATGATCTCAGAAGAGATAAAGTACAGATAGAGGCTGAGGTTAAGGTGATGAAACCTAGACTTGGATTGCCTGTATAATGGCTAATATTAATCTTCATAATGTTTCTAAGGAAGAAGAAGCTTTGAGGATGGCTTATAATGATTTAATAGCTTTTGGTAAATTATTTCTACCTGATGACTTTTTAAGATCAGAAACACCTTGGTTTCATTATAATGTAGCAGATGCTATTAATGATCATGATATAAAGCAATTAGCTATAATAATGCCTAGAGGTCATGGAAAGACTGTATTAACTAAAGCGGACCTTATGAGGTCCTTTTGTTTTAATCAGAAAGATTTTGAATGGGGATTTGTAGATAAGAAGCCAGATCCTTTGTTTTATGGCTGGGTATCAGCTACAGCTAAACTTGCTACTGGTAATATGGATTACATTAAATCTCATATAGAGATTAATGAAAAGATTCAATATTACTTTGGTGATTTAAGAGGTAAGAAATGGACTGAGGTAG